GACGCGCGGCATCCAGAAGTGGAAGGACGCGCTGCGCGCCGCCGACGGCCCCGAGAATCCGGCCATCGCGTCGCTGCACGACTACCTGGAGAAGTCGACCGACGACACCAGCCGCGCGATCATTCGGCAGGCGAAAGCGACCATCTAGGTTGCACCGGCCCGTTTGAGCCGTAGCGTGGCGGTCCATGAACCCCGCCGCCTACGACGAATCCGAACCGGTCACGGACACCCAAGACGCAGGCGCCGAGGCGGTCGCGGACCCCGAGGTTCTCGCCGCCCACGAGGAGGCCGAGCGCAAGGCCGCCGAGGCCGAGAAGAAGCGCGTGGCCGAGCTGCTCGATTCGGTCAAGGTGCCGAAGTTCCTGGAGCGTCGCTACCAGTTGTTCGGGGAACATCGGGAGTACGTCAACGAGATCGCCATGGCGCTCGACGAGGGCGACGCGGGCATCGTTGGCACGAACTACATCTTCCGCGCGCAGCATGTCTTCCTGGCGAACCTCGCCACGCAGGACCCGCAGGCCGCGTTCACGCCGGCCGAGATGGTCGGCATGGTGCCGCCGGGGCTGGACCTCTACGGCAAGACGATGTCGCTGCTGACCAACAAGGTCGCCAAGAAAGCCGGCATCCGTGGCGTCGTCTACGGCGCCGCGCAGGATGCCAGCACGCACGGCTGGGCCATCGTGAAGCTGAACCAGCAGGAGGACTTCAACCTCGACCCGCTGGGCTGCCGCCGCAACAATGACCAGCTCGACAACATCGCGCGCTGCAAGATGTACCAGCGCCGCGTCCAGGACGGCCGCCTCAAGGAAGGCACCGCCGAGTGGGACGCCTACAAGGACTGCGAGAAGATCGTCGCCGGCTACCTCCAGTCGCAGCTCGAAGCCGAGCTGCAGGCGAACCCGATGCAGGGCCAGCCGATGGTCGACCCGATGACCGGCATGCCGCTGGTCGATCCCGTCACCGGCGAGCCGATGGTCGGCCCGCCGCCCCCGGACGAGCGCCTCCAGCGCCTCGCCATGCTCCAGCAGGGCCAGCTCCCGCCCGAGATGGACGTGCAGGAAGTCGCCCGCTACATCGGCGTCAGCTATGAGCCGATCCAGCCCGAGGACTTCCGCTTCGACTGGACCGTCACGCGCCCGGAGGACTTCTACCAAGCTCGCTGGATGGCGCACCGCGTCTACATGAGCAAGGACGACATCGAGGCGAAGTTCGAGCTGGGCGCCGACGAGATCAAGGCGATCAAGCTGTATGACGGCGAGGGGTCGCACAAGCCGGACGCGCGCTGGGGCAGCATCCGCACCGATAACCCGACCAACCGCGACCAGCTCGAACGTGACGAGGTGGCCTGCCGTGCCGCCGTGTGGGAAATCTGGCACCGCGATACCGCGATGGTCTACACCTGCATCGAAGGCGTCGACCGCTTCGTCTCGCGCATGGCGCCGCTGGCGACCTGGGAGAAGTGGTTCCCGTTCTTCATGATCGGCTACAACCGCGCGACCGGCCTGACCATCCCCGTCTCCGATGTCCAGCTTTCGATGGCGCTCCAGGACGAGATCAACACCCTGCGCGCCCACGAACGCGAGGCGCGCAAGTCGTGCTACCCGATGACGATCATCAAGCGCGGGAGCATGTCGGCCGAGGAGAAGGCCAAGGCCGAGGACCACTACCCCTACGCCGTGATCGAAGTCGATGAGCCGGATGAGCTGCGGAAGGCGCTCCAGCAGACCACGCCAACCGCCCTCGACCGTGGCCTCTACGACACCGGCGCGCCGCGCATGGAGATGGAGCAGATGCTCGGCATCTCGCGCAACGCCATGGGCACGCCGCAGGGTGATCTCGCCACCACGGCCGCCATCGCCAACGAGCAACAGGGCATCCAGACGTCGAGCCGTCAGTTCGCGGTCGACACCTTCATCCACCAGCTCCTGACGGCGACCGCGCAGATCCTCAACCAGATCATGCCCGAGGAGAACGTGAAGAAATGGGTGGGCGACGCCGCCCTCTGGCCGGCCATCGACCGCGAGCAGATGTTCCAGTACCTCAAGCTGGACGTCGTCGCCGGCGGCGCGGGCAAGCCGGACGCCAAGTCGCGCATGCAGTTGTTCGAGAACTTCGCCGGTATCGCCAGCCAGCTCGGACTGCTGCCGTACCTCAAGGGCCGCGAGGTGCTGGCCGAACTCATGCGCCTCATGGACATCCACGACGACCCGGCCAAGTACATCATGTCCGAGCAGGAGGCCATGATGAAGATGATGTCCGGCATGGTGCCCCCGCCCGGCGGCGGGATGCCCGGCGGCGGGGCCGCCCCCGGCGCGCCGCAGAAGCCCGGCGAGGGTGACGGCGCCGGCGCGCCGCCGCAAGGCGTGAAGGGGCCGCCCAGCCCCCAGTCGATCCCGAACCGCCCTCAAGTCTAACAACCAGAAGCGGGTCTTGACCGACCCGTTGGAGTACATAGCATGCCGACCGACGACCTGGACGATAAGCCCGTCGATGCAGCCCCGTCCGCTGCGTCCCCCGAAACCGCTGCCCCGGCCGAGAAGGTCGATGCAGCCCAGGATCGGGTCGCTGACCCGCCGCCGTCCGACAAGGACGAGCAGGCATCTCCGGCAGATCAGCAGCCGGAAGACAAGGCCAAGCCGAGCGACAAGCCGGCCGCCCGCGACTCGCTCCTTTCCAAGTGGGCAAGTGACGACTCGAAGCCCGAGGACGCCGCTGCCGATCCCCCAGCCAAGCCGGCCGATGACCAGCCGCCCGCAGCCGACAAGGCCGGCGAGCAGGACAAGGCCCCCGAGGCTGACCCCGACGAACTGACGCAGGACGACCGAAAGGCGTTCGGCCAGAAGGCCCAAGAGCGCATCCACAAGCTGGTGCGCCGCGCCAAGGACGCCGAGGTCCGGGCGAAGCTGGCCGACGAGATCGTCGGGTTCTGCCAGCAGAACGGCTTCACCCCCGAGGACTACCGGACCTGGGTGCAGATCGGCGCCGGCCTCCAGCGCAACGACCCCCGCGCCATGGGCGCCCTCGCCGCCATGGCGAAGGACCTCGGCATCGTGGAGCAGCAGACGGCCGGCCCGGCGATGACGCCGGAGTTCGAGGCCATGCTGGCGAAGATGGAGGAGAACCTGGACATCTCGCCGTCGGCCGCGAAGGCCCTGCGCGAGAAGCTGGGCAAGCCGCCGGCGCCCCGGCAGCAGGCGCCCCCGGTGCCCCAGCAGCAGGCGCCCCCGGCACCCCTGCAGCAGGCGCCCCCGGCCCGCTGGACCCAGCAGGACGAGATCAAGGCGGTCCAGGCCATCGACAGCCATGCGAAGGCGTTCATCGCCAAGCACGGCGAGGCGGCCTGGAAGCAGGTGGAGGGCAAGGTGAAGGCGACGCTCGCCAAGAGCGCCGGCTCGCACCCCGACGCCTGGATGCCGCTGTTCAAGGAAGCCCTCGCCACCGAGTTCGGTCGTCTCCCACCCGCCACCAAGCCCGTCACCCAAGCTCTTTCCCCGACCAAAACCACCACGACCTCGAAGCAGACCTTCAAGTCTGAACGAGATCGCATCCTGTCCACCTTCGGACGCTGACCCACGCACCCCGCATGGGGTGCGTCCATGATCCAAGGATCACCCCATGCCCACTCCCGTCACCCCCGAACTGATCCAGGAAGTCGCGTACGCGGCGACCACGGACGTCCTCAACCGTGGCGAGGCCATGGCTATCGACCGTCAGGCGATGCCGCTCCTCGACACCCTCTGGAAGAACCGCGCCACCGACGCCGGCAACGCCGGCTCGAAGACCCGCATCAACTGGAAGACCGCTGGCGAGATCGCCGGCCAGTACTGGAACCGCCGCGACAAGCTGTCGTTCCAGGAGAACAAGATCGACCTGTACGGCGAGGCCGAGTTCACCAACCTGCACTTCGGCCTGGAGTTCGTGCACACCGACCTGCTCGACATGGGCTACTCGGTGATCTACAACGACTCCCGCAACGCCAAGTTCGCCAAGAAAGTGCCGGCCGACGAGGTCAACCGTCTGGTCGACATCTTCGAGGAGAAGGTCGAGACGCACCTCGACAACATCAAGGTCTTCCTCGACCGCGAGCTGGTCCGCGATGGCAGCCACGCCACCAACGCCCTCGTGGGCCTGGACGCCCTGGTGTCCCCCTCGGCCGTCACCGGCTCGATCCACGGCAAGAGCCGCGCCACCAACCCGATCCTGCGCCACGTCGTCAAGACCGGCCTGACCACCGGCGTCGGCGGCAACCTGTACCAGTCGATGGTCCAGGGCATGCGTCAGGCGATGCTGTACTCGCGCGGCCAGGGTGGCCGCAAGTACGTCTTCGTCTGCGGCTCGAAGTACCTCGATGCCTACACCAGCATCTGGTACGCGAACGCCGCCCTGTCGAACGTCCGCCATCAGGCGGGCGGCAAGATCGACGGCGCGATCTCGGACGACTCGGCTGCCTTCATGGGCAAGGCCCTGGTCTGGAACCCGACCTTCGACGCCATGCAGGCCGCCGGCATCGCGGACAACGGCATCCCCTGGGACAAGCGGTGCTACGCCATCGACACCAGCGCCATCGAGATCCGCAGCCCGTCCAAGATGGACATGCAGACCTCGTTCCCGGCCGATCCGGGCGACCAGCGGTTCACCCGCATGTCGGTCGACATGCGCCTGACCATGGTGAACAAGAACCCCAACGCTCACGCGCTGTTCGCCATCGCCTGACCGTCGATCAAAGCAAAGCGGGCGTCGTACTCCCGCGCCGCTTTTCCCAGCCCCGCGTGCTTGCACGCGGGGTATGGTTTTCTAGGATGGTGCCCCAGGAGTACACCCCATGATCCTCAAGACCGTCTGCATCCACATCCCCGGCCTGACCAGCGTGAACCGCTGCGCCCCGGCCTACGAGCTGCCGCTGCTCGCCGCGCGCATCAAGGCCGTCAACCCGGACGGCGAGGCCGCGCCGCGCATCGTGCCCTTCCCGCCCGACCTGCCGGCGTCCTCGCAGGCGAAGGAAGTCGACTCGATGGAGTTCGAGATGGAGCGCCTGCGACTGGAGTTCGAGGATGAGGTCTTCAATCGCTGCTACCCGACGGTCGACCATTTCGAGCGCGTCTTCCGTGAAGCGATCTCGACCGGGCACGACGTCTTCAATGCCGCCCTGGCGAAGCGCAAGGCGCAGGCCACCGACGAGCACATCATCCCGGCCACCTCCGAGGAGCTGGTCGCGCTCGCCAACCTGGGCGTCGACGGGATGACCGCCGACATCGCCAACGCCCTCGCCACCGCCGGGCTGGCCGACATCAAGGCCCTCGCCACCGCCGACGTCGACACCGTCGCCGGCATCGAGAAGATCGGCAAGCGGCTGGCGAAGCGGCTCGTCGAGGCCGCCGCGAAGGCCGCCGTCATCAACCCCGCCCGTGTGACGCCCGAGGAGCCTTCGGCTCCGGCGCGCATGGGCATGGCTGTCGCCCCGCTGGGCGCCGGCTCCACCCTGTGAGGTAATCCATGGCCCTCCCGCTCGGAATCACCTTGTCCGAAGCCCGGCAGGCGGTCCTGACGCGGGTGGGCATGGCGCTCGACGGCAACCTGCCGGCGAACCAGAACGCGCTGGTCGACGAGAAGCTGCGCTCCGCGCAGTCGCAGCTCTACCAGCTCATGCATTGGACCCACATGAACAAGCGCCGGGACTCGGCGCTGGCCGAAGGGGTCACGGTCTACGACTTCCCCGACGACTGCGACCCCGGCCAGATCCAGCGCATCATCTGCGTGCGCGAGAGCGATGGGTTCGAGGCGGTGCTCCAGCCCGGCCTGCGGCCGAGCGAGCGCAATGCGTTCTCGAACGACGTCTCCGCGAACCTCGGCGTGCCGGCGCGCTACGAGTTCGAGGACGAAACCATCACGATCATGCCGGCGCCCGACGCCGAGTGGACCGTGCTGCGCTTCGAGTACTACGCCCGGCCGACCAAGTTCATCGAGGACGCCGACCGCGCCTCGGTTGACGCCGAGGCCCTGCTCATGCTGGGCGAGATCCTGCTCAAAGAGCACTACACGATCCCCGGCACCGAGACGCTGCGCCAGGACCTGTCCGGCTACCTCAACCGGCTCAAGGGCAAGCAGTCGGTTGGTGATGGCTTCCAGCCCGGCGGCAACCACGCCTTCCACCGCCGGCAGCAGGCCAAGCAGCACCGCTTCCGGGGCGGCGACACGAAGGGCGGCTGGGCGTACTGGAGGCCCTGGTGAAGCAGTTCACCGAGTTCGATGGGCGGCTCGTCGGCTGCCAGCATGTCTGCCGCATGGGATCGCAGGCGGTCGCGCTTGCGGACTCGCTGATCTTCGCCGTCAGCGGCACGAAGTCGGTCGTCGCCTACGATGCCTTCCGGCGCCTGGATGAGTGCCCCGCCAGCCCGGACCTCGGTGGCGCCCCCGGCGCGCTCGTGTGGAGCGACGACCTGTTCCTGTGGACGGTCACGTCCGCCGGCGTCGTGCATCAGCTTCTCCCCGTCGACGCCGACACCGTGGCCCTCGGCCTGTCGATGGACACCGACGCGGCGACGAACCGCTGGCTCCTCGGGGTGTTCCCGCTCGCCATCTCTGCTGTTCAGGTCAACGACAACAACCGACCGCACGCCGAAGACGGCGACGAGCAGCTCGTCGCCTCGGTCGATCTCGACGGCCTCGTTGCTCCCGGCCCGCTCGGGTCCATGATCCTGCTCGGGACCAACGGCTCGCTGCTCGTCGAGCTGGCGCGGATCTCGTCGGTCATGTCCGACATCAGCGACGCCGTCAAGATCGACGACACGACCATCGTAGCAGTCAGCACCGGCGGCGAAGTGGCCGTCGTCGAGGTTGCGGTCGATGCTAGCGAGCGCATCACCTTCCGGCAGGCGGCCAAGGGCCGGCTGGACCAGATGGCCGGCCCGCGCCGGTTGATGCTCTCTAGCACCGGCACCCTGCTCGTCACCATCGAGCAGCAGAACCGCGTGCGCGAATACGACATCAGCGACCTCGCCACCACCGAGATCCCGGTGTTCATCGAGGAGCGCCTCTACCGCGAGAAGGTCGACTACCGAGCGGTCTGCACGCTGAACGACAGCACCGACAAGACCCTGTTCGACACCACGGGCGACGACTTCATCGAGCGGACGAACTACGCGGTCGACTACGGCATCGAGGAAGACCTGCCCACGGGAGCGCCGAGCGCCGGCCGCGTCCGCTGCTACTTGCACGCGCGCGACGGCGGCGTGTCGATCAGCAACCCATTCGTGCCGGCTCCCATGATCGGCACGTTGACGACGGTTGGTCGCTCGGCTGGCGGGGTGAACACCATCGGCGCGCTGGATGGTGGCACCGGCTTCCCGGTCAATAGCCCCGGAACGTGGCGGTATTACACGACCGAACAGGCGCAGCTCCAGACGCAGACCTACCGCATCCCCGGCGACCCGAACGTCATGTACGACATCCGGGTGCGCGTGCGCGGCTGCACCGAGAACAGCAGGTTCCCGTGCGCCGTGTCCACGTTCACGGCGACCGGCGGGCAGACCGTGTTCACGACGCACATCTCGTCCACCGGCATCCCGTTGACGACGGCGGCGGTTCGCGTTCGCACGGTCACGGCCGCGCAGGTCACGGCCAAGGGCCAGAAACAGGCGTTCTACGACGCGGCGTACCTTGCTGGCGCCGCCTACGCGGTCAGCAGCAGCGGCGGAAAGATCCGAGTCACGCTGGTCAGCGGCCTCGCCGCTGGCGACCAGATCCGCATCTCCATCGGCTCGGACATCACCGCCCCGCCCTACAACCAGTTCGCGCCCCGTCCTGGCATCCGTGCGGCCGACGCGCCGAAGAACGGCAACCCAGTTATCGACGACGCATATCTGCGCGTGCTGGTCAACGCGGTCGAGACGCTGCGGTTCCGAATCGGCTGCCGCATCGACCCCACCGAGATCACCAACGGCCTCAACCACACGCCGCAGTTCCATGACGCGGCGACCGTGGCCGAAGCCGCCGAGTTCGGGACGACCTACAACGCCGGGGGCACGAGCAGCCCGACGTTCCGTAAGTTCTGCACGCCCCCGTACAACACCTATCACACGCGGCTCGACGAGTTCATCGACCTGCGCGTGCCGGGGCAGGCGGTGCTGGAGTGCGCCCAGGTGACGCCCGATGTATTCTCGTCGTGGCCCATCGCCCCCGATGGCGTCGTTGATCCACCGGTCGGCGTGCAGAACAACTACAACCCGCCGAACACCACCGGCCCGTACACGTTCACCGGCCCGTACACTCCGAACACCCCGCAGCCAGAATCCGCGCTGGTCATCCCGCCGGATGACGACCCCGAGTTCCCGCTCGCGGTGCCGTGGGCGCCGCGCTTCCCCAATGCGCCCTTCCCCTGGGGCCAGTTTCTCCAGATGGACGTGCTGCGCTCCGTGCGTGCCGTAGGAACCTGACATGGCAGACACCCTCGTCATCGCTGGCTTCAAGGGCATCTCGCGCCGCATGGGCGACGAGGGCGCGGACCCGCGCACGGCCTGGACGGCCGAGAACCTGGACCTTACCCTCGGCGGCGACTTCGAGCGCCGCGACGGGCTGGAGAAGGTCATGGATCTCGACCCGGCGAGCGTCGGCTTGTACGAGGTCAACGGCCAGCTCCGCGCGCTGATCCCCGGCGGCCAGGGTCATCCGCTGCACACCTTCGGGCCGCTGGCCGTCCAGTACGACCACCTGTCCGACGCGCCGGCCGCGTTCATGTCGCGCATGGCGCGCACCACGCCGGGCAGCCAGATCGTCACCCTGGCGGCGAACGTGGGCGAGGCGTGGCCGGCGTGGGCCAGCGGCGCGACGCTCACCGTCACGACCCCGTCCGGCTCCACCGCCTACACCGTCACCTCGCGCGTCAGCGACCGCGAACTCCAGATCAACCTGCCGGCCGGCGGCGTCGGCATCACCGACTACCCGTTCACGCTCGTCTCGGGGCTGAACAACTACAACAGCATCTCGGTCGGCGTCGTCGCCGGCAGCCCCATCGTGACGCTCACCGGCGCGACGTGGCCGGCCGACGTGCGCGACACCAAGTTCCGCATCGCCGGGTTCGACGCGACGGTTCTGTCGCGCCCCACTCCGACCACGATCATCGTGGCCGCGAACTGGCCGAACTCGACGGAATCCGCGCTGACCTTCGAGATGTCCAACATCCCGGCGGCGTACCCGACCGGGGCGCTCAAGGCGCTGCATGCGGTCGAGCTGATGGGCGTCGACTCGCGGCAGGGCGGCTGGCCCTACATCGTGGTCGAACGCTACCGCGAGCCGGGCAACCCGTCGGCAGGCACCTACTACGAGCACCACTGGATCAAGCGGCTGGCGACCTCGACGGCCCTGCCGCCGCTGACCTACATCACCCTGCCGTTCTCGCCCGGCCGCACGCTGGCGAAATCGACCGGCCGCCTGTTCGCCGGCGACGCCGCGAACGGGGTCGTGCGGTTCTCGTCGATCCAGTTCGGCCCGTCCGACTGGAACACCGAAGGCGACGCCGGCTTCCTGCCGACCCTGTCGCACGTCGCCGGCCGCCGCGACGCGCAGGGCCTGGGCTTCTACGACGGCCAGCTCGCGGTCATCTACGCCGACTCCGTCCAGCTTTGGGCGCTGGCGGCGGACCCGGCCGAGATGGCGCTGTCCCGCGTCCTCTACGGCCCCGGCACCGAGCAGCCGCTCACCGTTGCCAACGTGCTTGGCGACCTGTTCTACTTCACGGCCGGCGGTTTCCGCTCGCTGCGGACGCAGACGATCTCGGGCAAGATCCAGGAGCAGGACGACATCGGCGGCGACATCGTCGAACTGACCAAGAACGAAACCGCGCGCGGCATCGCGCTCTGGTCGCAGAAGCGCGGCCAGTACCTGTGCGCGTTCGGCTCGCGGGTGTATGCTTTCCGCTACGCGCCGCAGCTCAAGGTCCGGGGCTGGACGACCTGGGAGCTGGGCGTCCCGGTCGACTACATGCTGGAGTCCGCCGGCGTCCTCTACATCCGGTCGGGGAACACCCTCTACCGCTTCAACCCGGAGCACGAGGACGGGAGCACCTTCACCCTGGAGACGCAGTTCCTGGGCGGCAAGGACACCTACGCCCGGAAGCGGTTCGACTGGCTGGAGGCCATGCAGCAGGGGACCTCGAAGGTCCGGTTCTTCGTGAACCCCCGCAACACGGACCACTACCTCAACGGGCCGACCATCAAAGGCTCGACCACGACCGTCGACCACATCCCCGTCGGCGCGCTCACGCAGGCCATTCGCGTGCGTTTCCAGGGGGATGCCGGCCGCTGGAATCTCGGTCAGATCGCCCTACGCTTCACGGACACCCGCTGGTGAACCATGCCCTATCCCCCGCGCTACTACCGCCTGCATAACTTCCTGCGCGATCAGCTCAACGGGTTGGACCTCAACCCCGGCAAGATCGACGCGGAACTGAACTCCATGCAGATCAGCGTGGACCAGATCAACAGCATGCTCCGGGGGATCACCACCGCCGCCGGCCTGCTGCGCGGGCAGACCCAGGCGACCGCGATGTCCCTGGTCGGGCACCAGAGTTTCACGGCCACCAGCTCGCAGACGGTCTTCACGACCACCATCGCGTGGGACGCGGCCTTCACCGTGTCCAATGTCCAAGTTCACGCCCAGGGCCTGCGGCTGGCGCCCACCGCCTACGCCGTGGCGAACTCGTCCGGCTTCCTCCAGGTGACGCTGACCACCGGCCGCACCGCCGGCGATGTCGTGATGATCGACGCCTATGCGGCCGGCGCCGGCATCCTCACCCGGCTCCAGGATTTCTCGACCCCCGGCAATGGCGCGGATCTCGTCGGCATCTACGACCAGGGCAACCTGTTCGCGGCCACCAACGTCGAGGACGCCATGGCCGAGGTCATGGCGGCGCTGAACGCCCTGGTCCTCGACCTCGGCCCCATCGCGGACTACCTGCGCCGCGACGGCACGCTGGCGATGACCGGCCCGCTGGACATGGACGGGAACACCATCGAGTCCCTGGCGCCGGCGACGGCGAACGGGCAGGCTGTCGAGTTCAGCCAGTTCAACGCCTACGTCGCTGTCTGGAACGCGCTGCAAGACTACTTCCTCAAGCTGGACGGCAGCACGCCGATGCAGGCCGCCCTGCCCATGGGCAACCAGCGCATCACGGCGCTGGCCGACGCCGACATCACCGCCGCCGGCGACCAGCACGCGGTCAACGTCCGCACGGTCAAGCTGCTGCTGGCGCAGTCCGGGGCGCTGCCCATCGGTGCCACCATCCCGTTCGCCGGCGAGATCCTGCCGACCGGCTGGCTGCTGTGCGACGGCACCAGCTACCAGCAGACGGCCAAGGCCACCCTGTTCTCGGTCATCGGCACCGCCTTCAACCAGGGCGGCGACCCGGCCGGCACCTTCCGCGTCCCCGACATGCGCGGGCGCTTCCCCATCGGCGTCGGCACCGGCAGCTACCCGGCCCCGTACCTGGGCGCGGGCGCGGCGCCGATCACGCGCGGCCTCCAGGGCGGCAACGAGGGCGTCGCGCTGACCTTCGCGCAGATGCCGCCGCACCAGCACACCATCCCGTACTCGGACACCGGCAACTCCGGTGGCAATGGCGACAACAACTACTCGGGGCCGACGACCAACACCATCGCCGGCGGCAACGGTGCCGCGCACGAGAACCGGCCGCCCTTCACCGGCTTGAACTACATCATCAAGGAATCCTGACATGCCCGCCGCGCAGGACTACTCCCCGTTCGGTGTCAACGCCACGCCGTGGTGGGCGTCTCCGGTGTACCGTCCGGCGCGGCAGGTGCAGCAGGCCCGCCATAACGACGCGGCGCGCAGCACCGCGTCCAAGGACCTCGATCCGTACTCGGACACGGTGGCGACCGCCGCGGCAATCGCCATCGCCAACCCCGAACTCATCCCGATGTTCCAACAGATCGGGCGGTACGGCACGAACAGCGTCGCGTCGGTCCTCGGCCAAGGCACCGGGATGAAGCTCAACCCGAGGCGCCTCGACGAGACGGACTGGGAAAAGTGGGCGCCCGGCGTGGAAGACGCGGTCATCGGCAAGCAGTCGCTGCCGCAGCAGCTCGGCGCCTATTACGGTGCCGCTCCGCGCTACAACAGCCTGCGCGAGAACGAGTCGATGGGGACGGCCTACAAGAACGAGGCCATCGAAGGGTTCTCGTCGGAAGGGCTTCGCCAGTCGATGGGCACGTCGGCGCTGAACTTCATCAACCCGGCACGCGCCATCGGCCGCCGGCAAGCCAGCAAGCGCCTCGGGCGCGAGCAGGCCGACGCGGAGAATCAAGCCCGGTCGGCGTTCGAGGCCGCGCGCAAGGCCGGCATCGCCCAGTGGGCAGGCCAGATCGGCAACGACTTCATTGAGTCCGCCGGCGGCATCGAGTCGCTCCAGAACATGGGCGACGAGATGCTCAACCAGCGGGCGCAGCAGTTCGCGGTGCAGAAGGCGCGCAACCGGATGGTCGGCGCGGTGGACTCCTACTTCCTCGACCCGACGCGCCAGATGCGCCAGAACCAGATGGTGCATGACCAGCAGGCCGCCGCGATCAAGGCCGCCCAGGACCAGACCCGCGAAGCGTCGCGGGCCAACGCCTTCACGCAGGCGTCGCGCGGGCTGACCGGCGGCTCGGCCGACTACTCCGGCCAGGGCCGGGTGCAGCGCGCCTCGGACGCGGCGGCCTACGCCATTGGCAACCAAGCCTCGCTGCTCAAGTCGCAGATGAAGCAGGAGGACGCAGCCAAGCGCGGCGAGCTGCGGAACCTCATCTACTCCGACGACCCGGCGGCCGGCGAGGCGTTCCGCTACCAGCTCGGCATGCTCCGGGCGCAGGGCGACCAGTCGCAGGATCAGGCCCAGGTGCAGAACCAGTTCTCGCAGCTCCGTCAAGCCGGGCAGCAGGCGTTCAGCCAGTCGCTCGGCTCCATGTTCACCAATCTCGGCAAGGGGGCGCAGTCGTACTACCTCGCGTCCTCGGGAGGCTGAACCATGCTACCCCTCGCCATCGGTGCCGCCATCATGGGCGGTGCACAGCTCGCCGGAACCGGCATGCAGATGTACGGCCAGCAGCGCCAGCAGAAGGCGACGGAACGCGCCCTGCGCGCGTACCAGCAGGCCGCCGACGCCCACTTCGCGGACGAGCAGGCCGCCCTCCAGCAGAACATGCGCGAGGCCCACGGCGAGCGCATGAACCGCCTGGGGTCGATCAGCCAGTACCTCGACGACTTCCGCCGGATGCCGGCCGCCTCGACCGAGGCCGCCCCCGGCCCGGCTGATCTCGGCCCGCAGCGGATCGGTGGCTGGCAGAACGGCATGCAGGGGTCCGCCGGCACCCAGGCCCAGGCGCAGCAGGATGTGATGACGCAGGACGCGAACGCGGCCCTGTCGAAGCAGCTCATCGCCCAGTGGCGCCAGCGGCAAGAGCAGCTCCAGGCCGACGAGAACCAAGCCAAGTTCAACATGCGCGAGATGCTGACCAGGGCACGGCGCGGCGACCTGTCCGAGCGCCAGCAGCTCTCGGCTGCCCTGCGTCAGCTCGCGTGGCAGCGCCAGCAGATCCAGCTCCAGTCCGCGCTCAACGCGGCGCAGAAGGCCGGCGGCGGCGAGATGATGGCAGGCCAGCTCCTCGGTGCCGGCGGCAGCGCCATCGGCTCGGGGCTGATGGCCTACGGCGCCGGCGGTGGAGCCGGCGGCGGGCGAGCCGCATCTCCGTCGTTCGTGCCGGACACCAACGCGGCCTATACGGGTGGCATGGGCTACGACGCCTATTACAACCCGAACCTGTCGCCCGGCGCGCAGATGGCATAAGGACCTCCCATGGCTCTCTCCTTCGACCCCCGTGCAATCATGGCCCCCGGCGGCGTTGCCGACGGCATCGGCAATCTCGGCGCCTCCATCGTGGACATCCTGCGGATGGACCGCCAGGAGCGCATCGGCCGCGCCCGCGAGGAGCGGCAGGCTGCCGCCGCCGAAGCCCTGCGCGAGAAGACCTGGAAGCGCGAGGACAAGCAGACCTCCGAGCGGAACCTGCGCGCCGACCAGCAGCGGTACGAGGGCTTCCAGCGCGAGGATGAGCGGTTCGCCACCGAGCGCGCCGACAAGCTGTCCGAGCGGGAGAAGCTCCAGCAGCGGTGGCAGGCCGAACAGGACCGGGCGAAGGCCAACGACACCACGAACCAGGGCTTCCGCGAAGTCGACGACATCAAGCAGCGACTGGCCGAGGTGCCGCAGTACCGCGACGAGATCGTCAGCGAGCCGGCGCTGGACGCGATGGGGAATCAGGTTCTGGATCCGACCACGAAGCAGCCCGTGATGCGGCAGAAGTACGTCAAGGTCCCGCGCACCGCCAAGGAGATCGCGGCGGACCAGGACCAGATCATGGCCGAATACGAAGCGGTGCCGCGCACGGGCTACGCGAAGGACTTCGCCAACACCTATCGCGCCAAGCGGAAAGCCGCAGCGGTTCCGGCTCCGGCACCTGCCCCGGCGGCCCCGGCGCCTGCCGCCCCGGCGGCTCCGGCTCCCGTCACCCCGATCGCGTCTGCCGAGTTCTGGCGCGCACCGGATGCCGGATCTCGCGCCGGTGGCGACTTCGGCCGCACCGAGGACGTCCTGGCGCGTGGTCCTGGTGCCATGGATCAACTGGACCGGATGGCGCACCGTCCTGATGCCTCCGGGTCGTCGATCTACGGGCCGTCCTTCGCCCCGCTCGGGGCGAACGCGCTGTCCGACGTCAACGCGAACGTCCAGCCCCTGGTGCGTGGCGCTGTCGCCGCGCTCAAGCAGGGCGGGCTGGACCAGGAACGTGCGATGATGGTCGGCCAGATCGAGCGGAAGCTCCGCGAGGAGGCGTCGCGCCTCCAGATCGCCATGAACGCCGGAGACAATCGGACGGCCCTGGACGCGCACACCAAGCTCCGCGCCTTGAAGCAGGTGATGGACCGGCTTGGTGTCCAGCCGATGGCCGATGGCGCTCCCAGCACCCAGGCCCCCGCTGCTCCGGCCCAGGCTCCAGCCCCCGCTGCTCCGGCCGCCC